GTCCGTCGGAGCAGGTCAGGTCGTTCTTAGTGGCCCAGCCACTGAAGTCGAACTTCATCCTTCTCCTCTGACTTGGCTCATCGGCATGTTGAGCACTGACTGAACATCAGGACCGGAGTCCGGAATATCCCCCTCGCCGTCCAGGGAGGTGTCACCCATCTGCGGGTTGATGTTCGGGTTCTGCAACTGATCCGCCTGCTCGTTCGGGGATGGCGGAAGACCGATCCTCGTACGCGCCTCGTTCGGCGTGATGACCTGGTCCCTGAGCATGGTGTCCAGGGACGTGACGATCTGGCTCGGAGGAACATTCTTAAACGGGTCGCGGATGTACTGTACGGCCTGCCCCTGGGTGCGCGCGGTCTTCGTGAGGAAGGCCTTGCTCATCCCGTCGGCGAGTGCCGAGAGTACGGGCTCCACAGCCCGGTTCCAATAGTGCGTCCAGACGATCTCCGTCGCGGTACCCTTGAAGACGTCCTCCGAAATACCCAGTCGACTCATGAGCTCGGCGGTGAGGAACTTGATCTGATCGAGCAGGTTGTTCTCCGCCGGGCGGTTCAGCTGAGTGATCTTCTCGGAGCCGTCGGTGTAGGCGATCCCGTGGCCGCCCTTGCCGAGCTGGTCCTCGATAGACTGGATGCGGTTCTCCGCCCGCTGACGCATGGCCTCGGTCTTGACGACGTAGGGGAGCTGGATGATGATGTCCAACTTTCCGGTGTACGTCTTCTCGTCGGCCAGATCCAGCATGGAGAGCTTGCGGCTCAGTCGCTTGAGGGTTGAGTTCGGCTTGTTCATCACCTCATAGAGAGGATTCTCGATGATGGCGACGGTACGCTTCGGCAGGATCACCCGCTCCTTGGTAGAGCGAGCCTGGTTGTAGACCTCAACCTCGACCTGCTCAGGGAACCACTGTGTGATTCGCCCGACTCGCAGTTGTTTGATGTCGAAGCTGTTGTTGGTCCTCGGGTCCAGGTCCGATTCGACCGGAACGATTGCGATGACGCCTTCGTCGAACAGAGACAGCACGGCATCTTGGATGAAGGCTCGGCCGCTCTGATCGATGTTGGGCTCCAGCATCAGGCAATCGTTCAGGGCTGACCGCCGAACGCCAACAAACGTTCCATTTTGAGCTGTGTCGACATGTCGGATCGGCGTGGCGGACACGTCGATGGCGATCATGTTGAACAGCGACGAGATGATCGACTTGTCGGCCGTCCATCCGAGAGCAAGCCGGTCGGCCCGTACGGAGTAGGACGGACCGAGGTTTGATCGGTCGATGTCCCTGCCAGTGAAGGCGTTGTAGGCGTGCTGTAGTCTATCTCGCAGTCCTATGTCCTTCACCTCCTAGTCGAACATGTCCTTGTTGAGTTTGTAAGCGACCCAGGCGTCCATCAGGGCGGCGACCGAGTCGATCTTGTTCTCCCGTCGGGCCTTCAGGAGCTTGCGGTTCCCGTTGGTGTCCTCCAGGGTGATGGCGTTCCCCATCGTGAAGGTCATCATGGACTGGTCGAAGAGGAGTTTTCGATCCTCCGCCATGTCCTTGATCTCGCCGAGGGGCACGGACTCGGTCCGGGCTCCCTGGATTACCTTCTCGATGCCGAACGGCCCGTTCTCGTTCTCCCAGCGAGTCACGAACTCCTTGGCGTTGTACGGGTCGAAACCCAAGCAGCGCACGTCGTACTCGCAGTCAGCGATGAACGCCTCGAGATCCTCGTAGACGTTCATCATGTCAAGAACCGTACCCTCGAGCACCATGAGCGAGCCCTCCTGTAGGAACTCCTCGTACTTCTGACGAGTGGCTCCCGGAAGGCGCAGCATGGTGCGCTCGGAAATGTAGCAGCGCGTCTTGACGCCAAACCTGCCCCGGCTGAGGGGGAACAAGAATGTGAAGGCGGTGAAGTCATCGCCCTGCGACAGGTCGACGCCGATGGAGCAAGGCATCCCCCAGAAGTCCTGACGGTTATGTCGCAGGGTCTCCTCGTAGGTGAAGAAGTATGTATACCCCTCCATGGGGATGCCGAACCTCTTGGCCAGGATATCGTTCCTAGCCGCAGGCACATGCTCTGCTCGTTCGACGTCTCGCTGATATGTCTCGTAGGAGACGGTGGCCCCGAGATTTGGCTGGGCCTTCAACCAGGTCGACGGATCCCCGACCTCCTTGAGGTCATCGAGCCTGTAGTAGAAGATGGATGTGTGGGGATCCGAATACTCCCCTCGAAGAATGTTGAGGAGCTCCATCTTCATGTTGTCGCCAGCCGAGTTCCTGACGGTACCCTCAGAGGACACTGCCAGGATAAGCCAGTCGTCGACCTTGGACGCTCCCTGCTCGATGGCGCCGACCACGTCTTCACGAATATCGCCCGAGAGCCACTCGTCCACCGTGTTCATCTTGGTGCGAAGTCCCTGGAGCTTGTCGATCGACATGGGTCGAACCTCGAGCAGGCTGTTGGTCATGAAGTTCTCGATCCCCTTCTTGGTGGGGACTAGTTTCTGCCTAAGAGCGCGGCTACCGGTCGTGTTCTGCAGAGACCCCTGAGTCATGAAATCGAACAAGGGGCCCTTAGCCCTCGTGATGGCGGTGCGGAAGGGCTGCATGACCTCCTCGGCCTGCTTCATCGTCGGCGCGGTCGTCACCTGGTGGGTGGTCGACGTGTCAATTGTGAGGAAGTAGGCTTGCAGTAGGGTTTCGTACAGAGATTTCGCCCCGCCTCGGGCGACGATGATGTACTGCTTGTTGATGAGGCGTTGCTTCACCCGGCGCTTCTCGAAGTGGCCGCCAGCCGTCGTCTTGTTCGGGACGTAGACTGATCGCTCGGTGAAGATCCACCATCCGAAGATCTGCTCGGCCCAGAGCTTGAAGCTCGGGAGGAGCCGGAGATCGGATCCGTCGGTAAGAGTCATCTCCGCTTCCGCGAAGCGGATGAACCCCTCCACAGCGTCGCTATCGTAATAAAAGCCGGGATTGCGAATCCGATCATCGATCCGGTTCATCTCCATCTCGATCTCCTTGCAGATCGGAATCCGACCGGCGAGGACATCATCTCTGAACTCAGCGTAATATCGCGGGGTAGCGGTATTGGAGAGCATGGTCAGCGGCGGCGCTTCCTAGAGCTTCCGCTCTTCTTTCCGCCGTTGAGCTTCTTGTTGATCGCCCGGGCTCCAGCCGCCCCGGCCACATTTACACCAGCTTGAACGCCTACCCCGGCAGCAGCGACCTTGGCCAGTTTCTTAGCGGCGTCGCCCTTTCCGCCCATAACCTTAGTTCCGGTGGTAGCGAGCTTCCGGTACCCAACGCCCTTACCCGGTTGGACAACGTGAGTCGAAAGGGCCTTGCCGGGCGTCTTCTTGCCGAGCTTGGACTTGGCCGAACGTGCCGCCATACCGGCTGCGGACTTCACGCCGCTAGCTCCGCCCTCGGCTGCTTTGCGCGCCTTAAATGCGGCAGCATTGGCTCCGAGACGTGCTCCCTCAGCATACTTGCCCGCCTTGGTGGTCTTCAACTTCTCAGCCGCACTCTTAGCGAACCGCTTAGCCTGGGCCTTCTTGACTCGAGCCTGGGCTCCGAGATTGCGCCCCTTGCCCTGAGCAGTGCTCTTAGCGGAGGCGCCAGCCTTCTTAGCCAGAGCAGCGATCTTCTTGCCCTTGCCAGACTTGTGCAGGTAGTAGCCAGCACCAGCGGCTGCCGCAGTGCCGAGAACGCCAGCGATAGCGGCCTTCTGCTTGCGAGAGAGCCCCTTACGCTTCTTGGTTGAACCAGCGCCTCCGGAAGCGGCTCGCTGCTTGCGAACACCCCACTTCATGCCTTTGACGCCATGGTGAGCGAGGACCTCGTCCTCGTCGATGAAGAACAGTGTGTCTGTCATGTCATTGTCCTATTACTTGAACCGTTTGGCACCCTTGATAGCGGCGGATCCGCCCTGGCTAGCCGCCTTCTTCAGCCCTTTCTGGATTGCGTTCTGCAAGGTGTTGAATGCAGCCTCCTCGGCCGCCTTACCTACCTTGCTACGGTAGCGCTCCAACCGGGTTTGGGTCAGCTGTCGGTACTCCTTCTCCAACCGGATACGGTTATTGACCCGCCTAAGCTGATCATCAGACATACCGTCTATTTTGGCCTGTTTAGCCGAAGTCCACTTCTTCGCACCCTTGATGCGAGACTTGCGAATTCCCCAGCGCATGCCTCTGACACCGTAATGCATCAGCTCCGAGTGACCCATTCGCTTGTTATGCCCCTTCTTGTAGTACCTACGAGCGGCTTCAGCGAGAGTTGCATCGGTTGCGTAGGTCTTGCCTAGCTGGCCGGTGTCGAGTTCGTTGTAATACTTCTCTCGACGCTCGGTGGCGGTGAGCTGACGGTTGCGCTGGTTGCCAAGACGAAAATTACGCCAGGCCTGTGCCTGCGCCTTGCGCTTCTTGATGTGGGCCTCAATCGTAGCGATGTCGTGATCGCCATACTTAGCCTTGAGTTTGGCCTCGTACTTGGCGCGGCGCTCAGCATTCCGCTGCTCACGGCTCTTCCGGGCGCCCTTACGCATCCCCTTGACCCCGTAGTGCATGAGTTGGTCACTCATGGAGTCTCCTTCTGCAGATTGATACGCCAGGCGTACTCCTGAAGCTGCTTCTCGATCGCCGTTACGACGAAAGAGTTAGCAGGCGGGTCGAATACGAGCCGCACTTGCAGATACAGGTACGTCTTAACGGCCTCAACGTTCTTCGTGACGCCACTGAGGTACTGATCCCAGGTCTCTGTCTTTCCGGTGATCTTGAACGAGGGGAGACCGATCTCCTCTGCGAACATGAGCGCCGTGTTTGTGTGGAGAATGATCTCCTGATCGAAAGCCGTATAGTCCTCGGTGATGCCGAGAGCCTTCTTGATGTCATTCAATATCGAATCAGCCACGGTCACCTCCAGGGTATCGTGTCGTTCGGCGTTCTCTCGACTAGAGGCTTAGGTAACAGGCTCGCGTCGCCGAAATGAATCGCGTTGTGTGTGTCGTGTCGCACGCAGACCAGGTATTCGGGGTCGAGGATGTCGGGATTGAACTCTCCCTCGAGGTCCTCGGGCCGAATCGGGTTCATGTGATGAACGAGAATCTTACCGTAGATGTCGTGACCCGGGACCCCGAGGTCGCATGCGTCGTCTCTGAGGATAACCTTCTGCCTTGCTTGACGCCATTCGGTCGAGTGATAGAAGGATTGGTTCAGATACCGTTCGAAACCGAAGGTCTGATCTCCTGGATCCTGATTGAGACGTAGGTACTCGTACCGTTCCTCGAAGGATTCGATGCGAGAGAGTTCACTGAAGGTCCGAATCCGACTCAAGACCCACACCTCCTCCGGCATAGGACTTGAACGCCTCGAGAACCTCCTTGTAGGCCTCCTCCCCTCGTGCTGAGGCCGCCAGAGCGTCGGCTTTGGCCTTGAGCATGTCGTTCTCGGCCTTGATTCGCTCCTGCTCCAACCGCTCACGGCTCGTGGCGAGCTTGAGGTAGTGCGTGATGATGGAAGGAGGAGCCGTGCCGTCCAGTAGCATCTCCTCAGCCCGCTGGACTGCGAGCGAAATGAGTTGATTCTCCTGCTGCTCCGGAGTGGCGGCCCGTCCTCTGGGTGACTTCTTGGCCCTTGCCACGGAGTTCTCTCCTATTCCGGGTTCCTTTGCTGTTTCCGAATCCGGGTTTCAGGTAGGACAGGACGACATGCGTACCCCTCGTTGGGTAGAAAGGAACGAACGCAAGAAGACCCCAACGACACAGGTCGTCCTGTCTTATCCGAAACCCGGATTCGGTGTGCCCAAACCTACCTCCGGGGAAAATGCGAGGTGCGGGCCGATGACGGGGGGTGGGCCATTTTGCGGACCCTGTCCCCCCTCTTTTGAAGTTCAGAATGGACGAAATGGACGAAAGCTCGTCAGAATTCTCGTTCTACAACTTGATAGTTTCCAGTCAAGTTTAGTTTGAGAATCTCTTCAATCGCTTCATTCGTTGCTTCAAGTTGATCGGCTTCGGTGAGGTCAGTACTAGTGGCAGTGACCCGTGCCAGGTAGGCGCAGGTGTGGTAACCTTGACTTACATCAAACTTAAACCACTCTTCGAACTCATCGAAAGGATCGTAAGGATTGTCCTCGGTAGTGAGTGCTAGGCGTAGCATGGCTCTATACACCCCGTTTCAAGGACAATGGACAGTTGACAATGGACAAGAAGCTAGCCATTCAGGTACTCCCTAACTCTAGCTGTAGAAATGCCCAATGCCTCAGCGATCTGTGCTGTGTTGGCTCCGTTAGATCGAAGAGTCTTGATTCGATCCTTCTGAGCACCAGCAAGAGGAAGCTTCTCCTTTGGCAAAGCCAGTGACTTGATGGTGTCAAGATCAGAGTTGGCTAGAATATGCTCCATCATCGAGTTAGATATAGCACCTTTCTGGATGGCTTCCCACTCACGAGGGGTGGGGACCACTCTTGTGCCTTCTCTATCGTAACCAAGACGGCGGCGGGCGGTCTTGATGGCCATGGCCTCAAGCTTAGCCCGTTCTTTCTTGGTCAAATTTGGATTTGATTCAAGCTTCTTCTGCACAACACCTTGTGCCACTAGCTGTGCCTGCCGCTCTAGGGGCTTCTGTTTGAGGGCCCGGTTTAATTTAGCGCGGAGGGTGGCAACTTCAGGGGCATAGCTCTTAGCAGCCCGGGGGTCTCGTTTGATGGCGGGGGTTGAAATAGCACGCTTCCTAATATCGTTGGCCATAGCCTTCAACTCGTTGGCGTGCTGTGCGTAAATACCCTCCATCAGTGTACCGGAGGACAGCTTCCTAGCATCGGTAGCCTCTGCCATCCTGGTGGTCTTGGTCTGCTTCTTGACTAGCTTGCCCTGCTTGTTAATATAGGACTCACCAGTCTCCTCGTAGACCCTGCGACCAGTGGCTGCATCATATGGACCGCCCTTCGCTGCACTGCGTGGCTTGCGATGGGGTACATACTGAACACCCTTGGACCTGGAAATAAGAGTGGCTGCACCTTTATCGGCGCCGCCCTGGTACTTCCTCTTCAATGCGGCGATGCCGTTGTCTACCTCGGACTGTTTGTAGTTGAGATTATGCTTCTCGGCATCAATAACAACCATGGAGTGACGAACAGCCCGGGACAATTCATCGGCACTGGCACCCTTGAGAGTCATGTCGGTAATAAGATTGGATACTTTACCCATCTGGGTCTGAGTATCCGACATCCTCTTCATCCCAGGGTAGCCAGGATATGTTCTCTTAGGGTCGAATCCCTTCAATCCCTTGAGTGGGGCGGTGGAACGAATCCGGGTCTTCCCCTTGTTGGGGATTACCAGGACGGAGTCGCCATCAAAATCAGCACCGCTAAGACGCTCAGCGACAGAAGGATGGATCCCAATAGCATCCCTAGCATTGCCAAGAATACTTCGAGACTTCTTACCTCGGTTGTTAACAGTGAGCGTAGGAATCTCGAAAGTCCCGCCATGAGGATAACGCACGAGACTAACAACGTCACCGTCCCGATAGTTAGGAGCATATACCTCACCCTTCTTGAGATGGGGCATCGGCAATAACACCTGAGACGCTTGACCTGGGAGGGCCTTGGCCTTGAGATGCACCGAAGCCGAGTCGCAGTCATCAGCCAGGGACATGAGCATCCGCTTACGAATAACAGGATTCGTAAGACCCATGATCTCATCGAGCTGCTTCCGCTTATCGTCACGTACAGCCTGAAGTTGGCGCTTGGCCAACTTGGGGGACTGCTTAGATAAGAACTGTGAGGCCAGGGACTGGGACCATGAGTCCCACTTGCCCTCCTCGTTCACAATATTGAGTGCGCTCAGTTCCTTCTTGCCAGTCTTCGGGTCCTTAAATAACTTCTGTTTAACGACCGCACCAAATGGATTCTCGGGATCATCCTTCATGGGCTTGAGGACCGTGTGGTCCTTGGAGCCCAGCATGGGTGTCCCCTTCTTCTTGTTGGTGTTGAAGACTATGTCCTTGCCCTTCGGAATATCATCCGAGTACATGGCCATGCCCTTGAGGTAGTGCGTTCCGTCGACCGAAATACGCACCTGGGCGTAATTGGAGCCACCGAGGCTAAGCTCTTTGACTCCACGACGGAGCAGAATAACCCCATCCATGTCAGTACCGCCGTCTTCGGCGTACTTGATGGCGACCTTCTTCGAGGATATGGCTCGAGGAGTGCGAAGTCCGGTCGACAGCAGTCCCTTCTCGTCGATCACCACACCAGGAGTGCGGATCTTGTCCCTCTGTGCATGAATATCGGCAGCTTTGGTGCCGGGAGGGGCGAGAACCTTTAGGATGGTGTAGTTATCGCTGTTGGCCTGCTTGACCTTGACGTCGTGAGTAGTATATCCCTGAGCCTTCAGGGCCTCGACGGCGGTCTTCAAAGATGTCGACGAACACTGGAGGTTCTGCTCAACGCCGAGACCATACTCGATGAACTTCTTCTGCTTCACCTCGTCGGCCAGAATATCCTTGACCCGGGTGATCTCGTCCTTGCGATATGACGCGTTGGGCTTGAGAAGATCGCGAACCGAGGACTCGTTGAGTCCCATGCGTCGACCGATCTCAGTGTTGGGAAGGCCAGCGTCCTTGAGGCGAGATGCTCGAGAAATATCGCCAGCCTTCTTCTCGGCGCGAGCGATACTGTTCAGCGCACGGTACTCAGTAGTGCTCATGCCCCAGGCCTTGGCAATATCGACCTCAGACATGCCCTGAGCCTTGAGCTTGTCCCTCTCGGCGAGGAAGCCCTGGGCTGACTGATATGGATCCTTGCCGGATCCCCAAGGATAGCGACCGGAGTGTCGCTTAGTCCCGTAGTGTTTGAGGATATCGGAGGGCATCAGTTCTCCTCGGTCTTGATCTCCTCGATGAGCTTGTCAAACCAGACGATCTTGTCCATGATATGGGCGATGTCGTCGGGCTGTGGTGTGTCGACCAGAATATCGTCGTTCTGGTAGATGCGGGTCTCAACGTTGATCTCGCCCGGCAGCTTCTCGTACTCCAGGCAGAACAGTGCTGCGTAGATATGAAGCTGGACCATGTTAACACGAGTCACGCCAGTCTTGAGGTCGTGAATGCGGAGAAGATGCTTCTTCTCGTCGAAGCCGATGGAGTCAGCGGTCCCGAATGCATTCTCGCTGTGATATAGCACGACCTCGGGATCAAGACCGTAGCCAATGGCGTCGTTCACGTAGGCGTTGAAGGTGGCCTTGTTCCTCGGCATCCGCATCTTTAGGCGAATATGCTCTGCGGCCAGGGCGTGAAGCCTGGTCCCCATCGCTGCTGCCTGTGCTGTCCTGAATGCCTCGCCCAGTTTCTCGTCGTCGTAGTTGACCCAACTGTGCTTGCTGGCGCTCAGAAATGCGTGCAGGCCCTCCAGCCTTGAGTGTACGTTCCAGTTCATCGAGCGTTCCTTTCTCGTTCTCTGGGTAAATGAATGATGCGAAGGACCACTCGCCGAGTTTGTCGATGAAATGATCCTGGTTCGGTCGATGAGCAGCATCTGCGCTTCTCTTGACCTCGAGTGCGGCCCACTTGGATCCGAATATGATGATCAGGTCGGGTATGCCCTGATTGTGGTTCGGATCGTTCTTGAGGATGAGGCAGCCAGGAAGGCGTTCCTCGATCCTGGATATGAGTCCGCGTTGGTAGTCGCGTTCGAGCATGGGGTCTATCCTCGAATCAAGAATTATGCCCACGGTTGGCCCTGGCGCCGCATGTGTCGATACTCGTAAGTTGTTTGAGTTTACTATGCGGTGTTGAGGTAGCGTAGTTCGGACCAACCGTGGGAGGTATGCTGAAGTGAGAGGGGTCGAAAATATAGAAGGCCCAACTCCTTCATTAGGATGCATGTTCGCGACGCGGTCTATTATACATGTCGTTGGATCTTGTGATGGTGGTGCATGTACAATACGCTTGTCAGATTTGCCAACCAAACCCTGTTTATTCTCTATATATAAGAAAATTTACTCAACTCCTGGTAATCAGAACAAAACTGGCAAATTGGCAAAATGGGGGTATAAACGTTGAAATTGCAACGAAAAGTGCTTGCCAGATCGTTTGCCACCCCCGTTTCAAAACTGGCAAATCGCCCCAAAACTGGCAAAATTTGGCGCACGTGTATAGTACAGATTCTGGCCCGTTTCAAAACTGGCAAAAAAACTGGCAAAACACATACGCCACTCCAGTCACACAAACATCAGAAGCGTTGCCCACCCGCCACACCAAGTGGTACAACGGGTGGTACAACAATCACCTCAGAGACTCGTAGAAACCCCTCTCATTGAAGATCTCCTTGACCCGAATCGCCCTCGAAATGGCCTGATCGATGGGCGACTGGCTCTTCAGGTAGTAGTAATTCAAGACTGAATAAGGAGTGTTCAGCCTGTCGATTCGCCCCTCACACTGCTCCATGACCTTCCATGAGTAGTTCTGAGAGAAGAATATCATCGTATCACAAGTGGTGCAGTTCCAAGCCTCCGCACCAGCTGTATACTGCACAAGATACACCCATCGCTCACCTTCCGGCAAGGCCTCATGCTTGTGTCCGTTGTACTCGGCGATCGGTACTCCGAGAATATCCCCCAACGACCGCAGCATGAAGAGCTCATAGTCGAAATTATAGAAGACGATGACTCTAGGATGCTGCTCGCACAGTTCTCTCACCGCCACAAGTCTCACAGGATCCTCATTCGTCACCCTTCTCAAGACATGACAGAGGCCTCCAGCGTTCTTGATGGGCTCTTCCTTGTACGGATCGAAGCGGTACTTCTGGATCGTACGATATGGCTTCTCCTCGTAGGATACCGGGACGTCCGTCCGCTTCTTGGTCGTCTTTTTGACGAAAGGCATGTCCACGAGGACCCTCTTCCGAAGCCGCAACAGCTTCCCCTGCCCAAGATATCGCTCAAGACGAGGATAGCCCGCTCTGTAGTTGAACTGGCAGTGCTCCCTCTCGAACTGGGTGCGGTTCTTGAAGAAGCCATTGGCGATAAATACCGGGCAGTAGTCCATCCAGTTATCACCGGGGGTGCCAGACAGCATGATCCACTCGTTCTTACGAGCCATCTTGACAAATGTCTTGGCCCATTTGCCGCTGCCGATAGCTCTCTGCTCATCGAATATGATGAAGGAGTCACGGATGTCACTGTAGTTACTGATGTTGTTCCACGAATCGACCGTCGTGTAGTCCGTTAGCCCATACATCGAGACATCGCCCTGCCAATCAAGATCATCCCTCTTGCGAGCAGTGGTGATTATATATAACCTGGGTCCTTCGGCAAGCCGCCTCGGAAGATCGGCCGGATGCCGCACCCCCAGCACTCTCTCGACGTAGTACTGGAGGGCGACAACCGACTTCCCCGAGCCCGGCTTACCGGTCAATATGCACCCATTCCTCAGGTTCTTCACCGCTTCGACCTGATGGGGCCACAGATCAACCGGTCCCAAGGGTCAGTCCTCTTCGGTGAGTATCTGGACGTATGGGTCGTCCACACTCACGGCGACACATGGAAGGTCTTCGAATAGGACCTTCTCCTCGATAACATCCCGAACGGCCACCATGAGTCCGCCGTCGTTCACGTAGGACCAGATATTGAAGATACCCTCCTTCTCGTAGATGATCTTATCCCCTCGGCTGATGACCAGAATGATGTGGCCCGGTGGAATCATTATACCTCCTCAGCCCGAATGGTGACGTATGGCGCTTTAATCGACATAACTCGGATCGGTAGATCTTCGAATATGTACTCCTCGGTGGTGTTGTGCTGAATGGTCACTAGGGTTTTGTCATTCTTATTGACGGTCCAGATATCGAAGAAGCCCGGCCCCTCATAGATGACCTTGTCTCCCTGGAGGATGATAAGAATAATACAGTCCATCGATGGCATGTCAGTTTTCCTTCCTTTCAATATCGTACAATGACGGCCGCATCCAAATGGTTGTTAGGTGGTTAACGTCGTCTCGCTGCTCCCACTCGCGAGACGAGAAGGTCATGATCCCTCCGTCAACTAACCGGAAATACCAGATAGTCCAACCGGTCTCGTCATACTCAGCCCAGCGCTCACTGAACTCTGCTCGCCGGATGTCATTCCCGTATTCCCAGATCAGGATATACGGATCATGCCCGTCGTTGTGCGGGCTCTTGTACTCACTCACCACAGAACTCCTTGGTAGATGGTTTCCCACTTGCGTCGTTTGGCGTCCCACGCCCTCCTCATCGAGTCGCTGTGAGACTCCAGGAAGAGATTTGAGAGCCTGTTATCAGTCAGGTCACCGTTCAGGTGGGCGACCCTCTGCAAGGGCTCCAGAGGGCCGTTGAAGGCCTCCCAGACCAGTTTCTGGACGTATTTCGTCCGTCTAATTCCACGATCCCACAGGGTAACCTGGACATACCCGTTAGCCCTGAGGCAGGGCGTAAGAATCTGACCGGTCGAGATACGACGAATCCTACCGAGATCACTGACCTCGATATCATCGATGATGCTGTCTTTAAATGTCTCAGTAGGAGCCAAGTCGGCAGTGCTGGGGGATTCCACTCTCCCTCTCTCCTTTCACTCCGTCGACCATGTGGATATAGTACTCGACTGGCATGTACTCCTTTCCGTCTTCCTCGATGACGGGCTTATACTTCGGTCCGTCCTCCTTATCACCCTTGGGTGGAAAGTAAGGGTACTCGTCACTTAGATACAAGTTATCCAGGGCGCAGTTCCAAACGTCTCCATCTTTGTGGCAGAGATAATGCGAGTTGACCTTCTCTCCCATGAACGTCTCCCAGACGGTGAAAGCAACCGGGAAGGTTCGGCTCTCCCCGTCGACACGGACTGAGAACATGAGGTTGGTCCTGCTCGGAGGCATCATGGGCTTGATACGATGCAGGGTAGTCATGTTGATCAATTCGCCGCCCTTACTGATGGCAAAGCCCGGCCAGCGATCCAGAGGAGTGAACTCCTCGTTCAAGTCCTTCAGATATAGGTTCCCCAAGGAGCAGTTCCATGGGTCGCCGTCCTTGTACCGCACCTCGTGCATGAACGGGATCTCGCCGTGGAAATGAGTCCACATGATCTTGCTGAGGAGCTGAACCCGGTAGCGATGTCCTTTGTAAAAACGGATCTGCGGAAGACCGTACCTGGACGTCCGGATAGGTATAAGCTTTCCTGAGCGCTTCCCGTAGATAGTTCCATCCTCTCGGATATCGTAGATGTTCGGGTCGGGCATCGGGTTAGGCGTTGCCATCAGTAGCCTCCTCCACGAGACGGTACGCAGAAATCATGTCGTCAGCCACTCCAAGTAGCTCCTCCTTGTGCCAGGCGATCCAGCGGTCGCCGTGCCGTTCCACAGTATATGCTTTCATGCCCAGTCCTCATTGACAACTACGGTATCGTCAGTCCACTCCTCGCAGATGAATTGGTCGATGGGGAGATATGTGAGGGTGTCATCCATCTCGACGATGACTAGAGCGGCCCGGGGATCCTCGTCTCCGATATCTCCGTTACAACATAAATCTTTGATCCTTCGCTGAGCAACTTTGCCATCGAGCGTCTTTACAACCAGCTTCATCGGTGCCTCCTACACAAGTACAATACAGAAAAAATGAGGATCAGTTCTTGTAACGAACGGTGATGACTTGTTTTTCGTCGTCGACCTTGAACTTGCGGATGTATCCCGAGAGACGAACCCGGTGGCCATCATCTTTCAAAATCTCAAGGCTGCCGTCTTCTGTCCAACGTATCCTTCCTTTAACGCTCCAGTTCTCGATGTAATCCGCGTTGGATTCGACATTGATGGTCCATTTGTCGGGTTCCTCCTCAACGGGAGGAAGTTCCCAGATAATCAGAGAGTCGTCGGAGACGACGTCGAATGTGCAGTCATCGGTATTGGCCTTGACCTCATGGACACCAAGTTCGTTATTGATATCGACCTGTACGGTCCACTCGGTGAACCCGGGCTTGTCGACTTTGGTTGTGGCGACGATGTCGAAGTCGTAGCTACGACCCTCATGAGTGTGGAAATAAAGCTTCTTGAGCATGCGTTCGTTCCTTCTAGTGGGTATGGGGGGCCCCAGGTCTCCCCAGGGCCCCCTTGGATATGGATGTCAGTGCAGGATCGGCTCGTAGAGACCCCAGAGCTGACCCTCGGTCATGAGGTCGAACTTGTTGTCGCTACGGCGGATGATCCACTTACCGATGGCTCCTGTGTGAAGGTGGGCCTTGATCTCCTCGTCGCTGGCGGCCCAGTTGCGGACTAGACGGAGATTGTCATCCGTGATCTTGACCGCCTCGCAGACGCTACGGCGAGGGTTGAAGAGCTTGACTTCGAGCGGCATCAGAACGGCACCTCCTCGGTGTCAGCGTCCTCGGCGTACATAGCCTCAAGCTCGTCCTCCACGATGGTGAAGAAGCCCTTGTCGAGATATGCCGAGCAGAACTCCACTCCAGCTTGAGTGCGTCCGTGGTAGGGGCGGAGGGCAATATCGGCCCGCTCTAGGTCTGCGAAATCGAGGGCGCCGACTGTCTGCTCATTCAGGAGCGTACGAGTACGTCCGATGATCGAGACGATCTTGGGCGGACGGCCTCCGAAGTTGACCTTCACCTTGATATAGGGAAGGGGCTCCTCCGTGTCGTCCCGAGGCTTCAGGGTCTTGATGTTGAACCCTTCGGTCCGGAAGTCGTCGACGGCATCGTCAGGGAGGATGACGCAGAAGGTGCGAGCCGTGTTTCCGAATCGATCCTTCTCGCCTGCGAAGTTGCGGAAGAGGAGCCGGGCGTTCTTGATAGTGTAAGTGTTGACGGCCATGTCGTATTCCTTTCTATGGGGTAGTAGTCTTGAGATAGAACCTGGTCGACGGAATATGGAGGCGAGTAGAGATCGTACCTCACAAGCCCCCTTCCTGGTTGACGATGCCGTGGTCTTGGAGTCGCTGGATGAGCCAACGGGCATCTAGCTCATCCGTGATAATGCTGTGGATTAACCAGATCCAGTTCTCAATCTCAGGGGTGATTGCTGCACCAGACTCCTCCGTTAGGAACTCAAGCTCGTGGAGGAACGTCTGGAGTTGGTAGTCGCTGAACTTCACGACCCTTGACGGAAGTGATTCGAGCAGTGCCTGGATACCAGCCTTGCCGTCATGAATAAGACGGATCGGCTCGAACGGGAGCTTACTCATCAGAGACCCCCTCGATGGAGTTGATTCCAACGATGAGACCCGCCTCTACAAGGCAGCGCACGAGGTCACGGTCGTCCAACTCAGTGCGGCAGATATCGAGGAGGTTCTGGACCGTCTGGCGACGGTAGTGACCATAGCTGCTGCGGTCACAGCACTCGAGCTTATCGATGAGCTCCTTGATCTCGTCGTCCTTCAGGTTCGCCACCTCGTCTCGAAGGTAGCTGGTGTAGCCGACAAGGATATCATTAGCGGTCTGGCCGCCGTCGTAAACAGAAGAGAGCATTGGTTCGTTCCTTTCGAGAAACCTAGAACCCGGGTTGGGTTCTAGATGTGAGTGTGTTCAGTTGGTCTTGAATGTGTCGCTGATGTTCTTGGCCATAGCAAGCATGTCCTCTTTGGTCGCTGTGAGCTGGTGCTGGTCGCAGTAGTCACGTGTCGCGTAGTAGGCGAACGTAGCTATGGCGAAGCCAACACCCATCTCAGCGAGGTTGGTGAGGACATACTGGCGGGCGAGGGAGGGGCAGGACATGGCAGTACCTTTCTGGTGGGGGTCTCGTTATATGCCCTGCCCGTCTCGCGATTCATGCTGCTAGGAAGGTATCGACGTCCGTATACTTCTGAATTTGCCCTCGGGCAGCGTCCACGAGTTCCCTTCCGTATCGACTATCCAGTTTATCTCGCCAGTCGTCGCCGGCGTCTTCGTAATCCAGCCAGAGATACCCCTTGCAACCTCCGACATCGCCGTACGAAATAATCTCATTACCCTCGCTGTCCACTCGATGATTCTCTCGTACAAGTCGACCGGCCCCGGGAGTGTCTGGGTTAACAGGAATGAAGCGCCCGACACGTCCGACGAATTTGCGGTCATTCTCGCCGAATTCAAGCAGCATTCGTGTAGTAACCGATCGTGTCTGGGCGACATCTTCGAGAGCCAGAGGATCTCCGGTGAAGAGAGTCTTGTAGACGACCGGCTCTTGGAACTGCTTGCCGGTTGCGTGCCAACCTTCTTTGTCGTGTGCGATATAGACGGCGTCGTTGACGAGCAGCATACGATCGTAGGTCGCTTCGTGCTCGAATGTGTAGCCGTACTTCTTCCCAAACTCGAAGACCTCCGAAATGATGCGATCGTCGGCATTCGGGATTTTGATCGAGTCGGTCTTGATGTGCGCAACGGTGTATCCTTTCTCCTGAACGAAATGTTTCAGGTCGACCATGAACAAAGCGCCGCGCTTGGCGACGATGTTGTCCACGTTCCGGGGGTCTCGGAGTGGGTTGTCGAATTTGGCGGCGGTGAGTCCGTACGTCGAATTCAGTGCGATCTTCAGCGCATAAGCCAGAGCGTCGAGGTTCGATTCACCATCCAGATATGGAGCCAGCGCCCCATTCAGGATCGTGCGAGCCTCGTCCAGCTTCTTGTGCTTGATCAAGATACGAGCCTTCTTGAGCTCGCTGTACCTCTTGGTATATGGCCCGAATAGCTGGAGTTCCTCGATCGACGTAGGATGCATCGACGCGATATCCAGCAAGGCCACGTTCTCGTAGTAGCCAGGTTCGGCAGAGACGTAACCGCCCTCGCCGACCTCTTCGCCACGATATATCGACTTGCCGTACTCGTACTTGTAGTCGGGGAACATTTCCGACAGGTCCGTGTACCGCAAGTACTTCTGTGTGTCCCGCTGACCCTGGAATATGATCTGAGTGGTCAGCTTGTTGGTGCTGGAGTTGACGGGGAGACCTGCGATCGCAGCAAGGATCTGACGGGCCTCCCAGTCCGCCTCCAGATGGTCCCATACCTTCTCAGTGGCGATGACGTCGTTATCACAATATGCGGCGACCTCTTCCCACATCTCCTCCGGCACCGGTTCGTCCCAGGGAAGACCGAGCTCCTTGTGATGGATGCCCAGCTCGATCTCCCACTTCTTGAGGGACTGCTTCTTGGCGGCGAAGTCGTAGATATCGGTGTAGGACAGGTTGTAAGCCTCTCGGAATCCTTCCTTGATGAGGTTGTTGATGATCTTACGAGAGAGGTGGTAGAGCTGGATGTTCGAGTAGCCCAGGATACGACCGTAGAGGATATGGTTGTCGTACCGACGGTTGTTGAACCCAACGAGCTTCTTCTCGATAAGATCGGAGATCTCGTTTGGAGTCGGATTGATCATCCTCTGGATCTTGTTAGATCCACGGACCTTCCAGTTCACAAGGAACAGGTTCGGGAATACCTCGACGTCGTAAATGATCGGAGCATCGTCATCCGGCTCCTCATAGGTCTCCTCATGGTCGCTCTCCGAGGAGAACGGCATCTCCTGCACCAGCTTGATACAGTAGTCGGCCTGATGAGTGGACTTCATGGCGAACGTGAGGACCTTCTGCCTCATGTCCGACACGTCGTAGTCCATCCCAGACTCCTTGGCGTCCGTCAGCACCTTCATGATGAAATCGATGCTGGGCTTCGTCCCGGGGTGGAATTCCTTCCGCAGGTTCCGCTCTATGAGCTTCCGGATGGACTTCTCGTTCTGCATGACCTCCTGACGAATCAAGGGTTTCTCCTTGACGGGAAGATATCCGTCTTCAACCGTGGTAAGGCCCTGGTGGGCGGTGCACTCGGTGAGGCGTCGACGGAGGGCGGATTTGCCTGAGTAGACCTTGCACTCGACTCCGGGCCGCACCAGCCGTGAAAGTACGGAAGGATCCCCCGAATATCGATAGTGGATGTGGATTCCACCCCCCGATCGGCTGAGTTCAGCATAGGAGGGAACCCACCGCCGAGCCTCTTCCAGACACTTGTCTCTGTCCTTGTCGAGGTCGATGTCGATGACGACGTCTTGCTCGGGTACGAGGACATAATGCTCCTTTCTAGTGTCCAAGTCCTTCAGTGTGGTCGTGACGTCGTCCCAACGTTTCGCTGGGAGGCCGTTTTCATTGGCGTACTGTGCAGGACAGTCCTTGTAGAGCTCGTCGAGATATGACGGTTGCTCTTTCATCTCGGTCCAATCTGAAATCGGGCTCTCCTTCTTCTCCCCCTGGGAAAATTTGGATTTCAATAGCCCCTTGTATACCTTGCGCCTACTGGTTCCGTCGACCATGATGCGATCGTGGAATTCCTCGAAGTAATCCCGGATCTCGTCCTTGAACTTGTACATGGGGTACATAGCTCCGTCCGAATATGTCTGGGAGTACTCCTTGTACATCTCGTAGATGCGCTTAAGCGCGACACCATTCTCATCATCCAACTCGTCCTGATAGAAATCAAGGAAGTTGAAGATGGGGTTGGTTTTGCTCATCATGCCGATGGGCTTGTAGTCGTCGTAATATGACGAGCCCTTGGACTTATAGAGTTCCACGCAGCGCTTTACGATGGATCCCCGTTCGTCCTCGAGTTGAGACATGATCTCTTTGTATCGACGAATATCGAGCTTGCGACCTGAGGGCTCCACGTCGATAAGACGTCTCGTCAGTCCGCTCTTCGAGTCAGTGATGCGTACCGGCAAGTTGGTACCCACGAATAACATCGCTTCAGGCTTGAACGTGTAGAGGGATTTCCCCTTCTCATTCATAACCATCGGTTCATGAGATACGAGACTGTTCAGGCGGCTGTTATCCGCGATCCGGGAGAGGTTGCCGTCATGCTGAATGGCCACTCGAGGATTCGACTTGAACGGCTCAAGGGCGAATTGGTCGCTGGGTCGCCCAAGAGCTGCCGCGTCAAACTGTCCGATATGACCGTCCAGCAGCCTTGAGATGAGGTTCAGGACGGTCGACTTACCAGATCCAGCAGATCCGTAGAGCACGAAGAACTTCTGGATCCAGGCGGAGTCTCCCGTGAATACAGATCCGATGCCCCACTCGAGTTTCTCCCTTTCGTCCGGATCGTAGAGGGTGCTCATGAGCTCCTCGTAGGCAGGGCATGCATCGTCGTTCAGAGAATATGAGAGTGTTCTGGTTGCGTAGTCTTCCTTTCTTGGAGTCTGGTCGGCAAACAGTATCCTACCATCGAGAGGTTGGTAGACGTCCGGGAGCTTGGACATCCACGCCTTGTAGTCGGAATATGTCTTGGAGTCGTAGTCCCCCAGATACCGCGGCCAGACGGACCCGTCGACTCTCTTCGAGGTCTCTTGAAAGTGACGGGTCACGTCGGCATCCACGATGCGGATCAGGTCGTACTCGCGAGTACTCCAGAAATGCGTCTCGGGGTTGTACACGGCGTAGAAGGACTTCCCACGAACCATGAGATCCTTGAATTGGTGCACACGCCAGGCCGGCCGTACCTCGGTTGTGCCCGACTTAAGGGCTCGCTCCTTGATCTCGTAGAAATCCATTTGACTCCTTATATGTCGTAGTTCTCCGCGAGGTAGAGTTGCATTTGATACCAGAGCTCAAGGCGGTTCTGGTTCGGGAACTCCCCCGACTCATAGAACTCGGGAACGGACTTGAGAGGGAATATGCCTCCGCGTCCGTGGGAATCGTACTGACGACTCATCCATCGGTTGATAGCCTTCTCGACCTTTCGATCGAGTTTGTCGTCCAGCATGACGTCGCAGTCCATGAAGTTGATTCCGAGGTTATTGATCATCTCCCAGAAATAAGGAGCGGGGCCCTCGTCATCGTCCAGCTCAAACGCCATACGATCCGCCAGTCCGAGAAGAACCTCAAGAACGTTAGCCGGGCGCTTGAGAAATGCGGGCGTGAGCTCGCCGCCGTAGCGGTTCCGCCACTCGCGACCATCCATGTCCCGATTGCGGTCCATCATGGCAGAGTAGCGGAACTCGGTACGGTAGAGCTTCATCAGGAGGAAGTAGCTGTCGAACATGCTCGGCAGCTGGTTTTCGTCCTCCCCCAAGAATGAGACTAGGAAGTCGAAGTATTCGTCTTCCATCAGCGGGATCCTGAGTACGAGTCCTCAATGATCTCGAGGCGAATATCGTAGGGGAGATTGAAGTTTCGGATCCACTTGACGGTGATCTCGTCCGACTGCGTCTCGAGGTCGACGTTACCGAGCCACTCGCCCACGTTGTCGATCGTGACCATGTCGTCGTCGCAGAGGATGCGGTCCTCCGTGAAATACATCAACCTGACCCGATCGAAGTTGAAGATGCCCACTTCGTACTCGTTCTCCGTGATTTCATGGATGGACTCGCCCTCCGCGACCTCCTCGTCTTCGTCCTCTTCCTCAAAATCCTCTCCCATAATCTCGGAGAGGTCATCCTCCATGGTGATGTCGAGATACTCGTCGTTGACGATCTCCTCGTACTCGTCCATCGTCGGCTCCTTCACTTCCTCCTCCGGTCGAGCCGGAGTTTCTATAGCCTTCTCCTCGGGCTCCTTCTCCTCGGGCTCCTTCTCCTCGGGCTCCTTCTCCTCGGGCTCCTTCTTCTCGCCCTTCAAGTCCTGCACGGCAAGAAGTCCTGCCGTGAGACCGACGACGAGCGCCGGTAGTAGGTTCATTAGCGTCCCTTTCGTTTAGTTGCTCGACCGATGGCGAAGCCGACCAGGATTAGAAATGCTACCTTCATCGAATTGCCACCCTGTCAATCTGATCGTAGATAACGCCGTCGACGTTGAAGTCGAGGACGAACTTGGTGACTTCACGTCCGAGGACTGGGTCGTAGTCGCGGTAGTTGAATACCTCGAAGTTTCCGAACTCGACGATGCCGTCACCGTCCTCGTTGTCGTACACCCAGCCGACCACGGAACCGGCAGACGTCGGAGGCAGGCCGAGGCCCTTGTACACATCATTCAGGAGCAGATATCCACGAGTCCGCAGGATGTCGTTGGCGTAGTTCTCCTGAGCGTGGAGGATCATGAGGCTGTAGTCCTCGTTCCCCTCCCAGGCTTTCGCGTTCTGGTCGAATACGACAGCATATGGCGAGACGCCGAGCTCACGCATGAACTCCTCAGGCTTGAGCTGGAACTCACGCCCCGTCTCGTTGTAGTAGTCCATCTTTGCCTTGTCAAGGGCGTTGGCGTCAGCCTCGGCGAGAATACGCTCGGTCTCCTCCTTACCGAAGCCCTCCTCGATACGGTCCTTGTAGTTGCGGAAGGACTCCTCGAGACCGGCGTAGGCCATGGACAGACCCGCAATCCGATGCGCAGAAATGCGGTGAGCCAAGATCAGAGAAATGGCGGAGGTCGTGCCCAGGCTCAGCGGCAGGGCGTAGTGCTTGACAAGGTGCTTCGTCAGGTTGCCCCAGGCACGGGCCTTGGCGATCTGAATCTCGCGCTTGTCGAACTTCTCCTCGTCCTCGGCCGCCTTAACCGTCGACAGCTCGTTCAGGTCCTCCCAGGTAACCTCGCCGACGCTCAGCGTCTGTTTGGCTGTGAGGACTGCGGTTGCGGTGAAGCCGGCGATCCCCAGCCCCGTCAGGATGGCGGGAGCGTGCTTGGAGACGATGAGAGCGCCCTTGCCGGCAAGACGCGAAATAACTGTAAGACTCATGATGCGAAGTACTTCCTCTCGTTAAGGCTCTTGTAGACTGCAATTACCTGACCGTCACTCATGCGGTCAACTTTGGCGACCCACGCCGCCGATCCTCCGTATGCTTGGCGCAGCTTAGCGCGCATCTGCTCGACGCTCATTTGTTGTTCCTTATGTCGTTCACGATCGCTGCGATAAGAATGGCGTTGATGACCAACAGGCCTGCGAATATGACCCAGACCGGCAGGGATCCTAAGCCGGCGAGGATGAGAAGTAGAATGAAAACAGTGAGAAAGATAGATGTGAGGCCGTAGACGGTTGTCATCTCTTCGTCGTTCATCGGACGTCCTCCGGTTTCGGTAGATCGAGAATGTATCCATTGCGGGAACGGACAGCGCGTCCGCTTCGGAGATCCCGCCATCCCCAGTTCTCGTCGGTGTACGACTGGGAAATGCCGGCCATGCCGTACAGGTCTCCCACGGTCGCCACGTCGTACTGGTCGCAGATGCTGATCAGGTGATTCAGGACATCCTCGGCCTCACTACGGGTTGCGAATATGATGGACTCGAGATTGTGCTCCCGACGATCCCTCTGAGTGTACGTCCGCTCGGTTGGAGTCTCACGACGCCCGTACGTCCGATTGGAATACGAAGTGTAGGTCTTGTTGCTGCGAGACCGCTGAGGACCGCCGTCGCCTCCGAAGAGCAGCCGGTCGATCCCGGATGTGAAGATATCGCTCACGGCGTTCTTGACGCTTGGCAGGGCAATATCCCAGAGAAGGTAGTTGGCCACCTCCTTGATGTCCTCGGCGAAGAACGCCTGAAGCGCCTGCTTGCCGAGACTACCCTTGTCAATACGCGCCGGAGTCTTGACGACCCTTTCGACGGCAGGCTTGGTCTTCCGTGAGTTGGATGGGAAATCGCCCCTCACGGGTACGTTATCGGTCATGTTCGCTCCTTCTGATATGCGGGGCCCCAGGTTCCCCCAGGGCCCCGCTCGGGTTTCTCAGGCCTCGATCTGGTTGAATACGTCCGGGCGATCCTTCTTCGCCTGCTCGAGGAGCGCCTTGGGCATGACGCCGTTGAAGAACTTGATGCTCTTCTTCTCGTCCTCCAGCAAGCTCAGAACGAACTCGTCGTAGAAGATGCTGTCCTTGAAGCTGGCGAGGATCTCGGGCGACTTCCGGAAGCGCTTGCCGTCCGACGACCGCTCGCCGTAAGCCTTGTCGACCATGGTGCGGAAGAAATCGAACAGCTTGAACTTGTCCTTATTGGTCCAGTCCTCAGGCTTGCGGGACATGAACGCCTGAAGCGTGTCAGTGAACCCGCCCGGCTCCGACTGCTGGAGTTCGATGAGATCCACCTTGTTCATGTGGAACCAGAGGGTCTCGGTGACCATGTCGCCGTCGAAGGTCTCGGCGCTGACGTTCATCTTGATCATGGATATGCCTTTCAGTCCATCGAGTTGAGAGTAGTGGCTGCGAGCGACTTGGTCTGCTTGACAATATGATCCCACGAGGTCTTCTCGTCGAACTTGTCGCTCTTCTGGATGACGCGCTTGACTGTCTTGCCGTTCTCGGTGAGGGTAACCACCACGGCCGCTTGAAGCTCCATAGTTCGTTCCTTTCTGAAAATGAGAAACCTAGAACCCGAGTTGGGTTCTAGGGGTGAGTAGTGTCAGTCGTCGGTCTCTTCGACGAGCTCAGCGTCCACGACGTCGGCGTCCGATTCGATGGCGGCGGGAGCCTCGTCATCGCTGTCGCTGGAGTTAGCAAGGGCCTTCACCAGGACGAGCGCGGCGAAACCGGCTGCGGCGGGCAGCACGTAACGCGCACTCTTCTTGGCGACGGCACCGAGCTTGGTCCAGTTGACGGCGACGATGGGGGTCTCGTCTTCAACGGTCTCGGAGTGCTCGACAACGGTGGGAGCGGTGTTCTCGGACATGAGAGTTCCTTTCGAGTTGATGGGGTCTCATTATAGTGCGTGCAGAATTTGCGAAAGCCTATGCCCTTTGTTAGAGGGCATAGGGGGTCTAGTTGGTCTGAGGTGTCTGGAGGGAGTCGATGGTCTCAGCAAGGGTCTCGGCGTACTGCCGTCCGGCCTTGTCACCGACATATGTGCCTAATACACTACTGCCGACGCCGTATATGGCGGTCAATACCACTCCGGCTGGAGGGCAGAGAGCGCCGACAACGGCACCGGCGGTGATGCTGGCGGATGTCGAGGCGACAAGGGATACGACCTTGTATCCGGTGGTCTCTTTGAAACTCATGGTCATTCCTTTCTAGAGGGGTCTCGTTATAGGCGGTGCTCCTTTCACGAAAGCTTGAACCACTTCTCTGTGGGCTCGACGACGAAATCGATCACCACGACAGCCTTTCCGTCATCCGAGACCTGAGCGCCGTAGTGTACCTCGATCTGCCTCTGCTCGTTCCACCCGAGCTGATCACCCAAGGAAATGCCCTCGAGGCCGATTCCGGCGTAGAATTCGTTGAGGCTGACGCACATCTCACGGAGGAGAGTGTAGTTGAGTTCATTGACGACACGATCAATCTTGTTGACGGTGGACTTGAAATAACGACCGCTGTAGGCGTCGTAGAACAGAACGTCGCCCTCACCACAAACCACAGCTGCGTCACGAGGATATGGATCCATCTTGGACGCGGCATTCTGGGAGATCGTCTTCTCCTCAGGGCCAAGGCGATCCTGGACGGAGGCGCGATACCGGTCATACACCTGGCGAGTGCCCTCGTAGGCGAGGAGCAGGGATGACTCGCGCTTGACCGAGATGCTGTGAGCGCCGATGACGCAAGCGCCAGTGGCCAATATGGCGATGGCCGGAGGAGCGTAGATCTTGGCGTAGATCTTGATCCGCTGCTCCTTAGTGAGGCGCTTGAAGTCGTCAATATCCCACTCCTGCATCTGACGGTCCGCATGGACGCTCAGAGCGACCGACGCTCCGAGGCCTAGCAGCGCCAGTCCGGTGAGGATATGATGCGAGTTGCGTACGACGAAGTCCTGGGCAGCCTTAACGAATGCGAGGTTCACTTGCTCTCCTCTCCAATATTGATGAGTGCTTTATACCACTCGTTATCTTCCAGATTGGCCTCGCGCTCCCGAATGTAGTCACGATACATCGTCTTTACAGAATCGCTCACGCTACTCTGGATAGCATTGATGAGCATCTGCTTGGCGACTTCGGGGGTTACGTCGGCTGGAACCGTGAGTGTGACCTTCTGTGTATTTGTGATGGGATCCAGATCGGAGAATTCCAGCTGGATGTCATCGTGGTCCATTTGCGTTCCTTTCTCGAGAAACCTAGAACCCGGGTAGGGTTCTAGGGGTGAGGTGGTCAGTTGGCGGGAGCGTTCTGCTCCGCGGCCTTCTTGTTGAGGATCTCCTGGAACTTCGCTTCCAGCTTCTTGTCAGCGTAGTGCTGGAGGGCGAAGGACGCAGCGAGGATGGCAACGGCGAGGGCGACGCGGTTCATGGTGGTTCCTTTCAGATGGGGGTCTCATTATAGACCATGCAGAATCCGCGAAAACCTATGCCCTCTGTTAGAGGGCACGGGCGTTAGAGACTGTGGTCGATGTGGGTAGGGGCGGTGAAATCCTGCTTCGAGATCTTGTACCGTGAAAGCACCCACTTGACGATGGCGTAAATGCCAACGCAGTAGATGACAGACTTGACAAGGTTCTCGACGAGGCGGGAGATCAGCATGATCGGTCCTTTCGGTCTATAGGTCTCATTATATGCCCTGCTGATTCTGCGAAAACCTAGAACCCGTGAAGGTTCTAGGCGTGAGAGTCACTTCTTGGTAGAGTTCTGTCGGAAGATCTTCTCGATCTCGGCCCAATCTTCTTCGAGATACTTCTCTACATTGTCGGTCTCCTGGGCGGGCTGATCTGAAGCAAACTTAAGAAGGTGCCGCTGGCGGCGGACAGTCTTCTTGAGAGCCTTGATCTGCTGCGCCTGGGAGTAGACGGTGTACAGAAACATGACGAAGGAGATGAAACCAAATGTGATGAAGATGTTGGACATGATGCATTCCTTTCGTGAGGGGTCTCGTTATATGCCTTGCAAAATCCGCGTTCCATTTTTTCCACCCGGGAATTTTTGGATTTCGAAAATCAGAACTTTTGCAAAAACCTAGAACCCTTGTGGGGTCCTAGGTCTTTCGTGTCTCAGATGCGGATCTTGGCGACGAATCCGAGTGCCTTGGAGGCGACGGGGAAGATCTGCTCAGCCTTCACGATGGCGAGGATTCCGAGGATGGAGCCCGCGGCGCCCACCACAGCATCGGGGCTGGGGCAGAAACGACGGTGTTTTGCGTCTTGAATCTGCTCAAGCTCCTTGATGCTGCGGAGAGCTTCGCGATAGGCTTCACTGTCGGGATCCATGCCGTCGATGAAAGCGTAAGCCTCTTCGAGGGCCTTCTTGGTGTTCGGCTTGTTGTCGGACATGGTATTCCTTTCAAATGAGGGGTATCATTATAGACCATGTCGATCCCGCGGATCGTCAGACCTCGGAGACCTTCAGAGTGGCCGTGTCCTTCTTGGTCATGTCCTGGGCAGGGGTCTCCAGAGCGGCGTAGACCTCCTGGTTCTTGTGGTCCACATGGAGCACGCCGTCAACCTCGGGCTCGTAGTTCTTGGCTGCAAGACCGAGCAGAGCGCCCAGGAAAGTGTCGAGAGCGGTGATGGTACCCACAACCGCCTCAGTGTGAGGGAAACCCCACAAACCCGCCAGGGCGAGATATAGGGTGGCGAGGGCAGGAAGCAGGATCTGAGCAATCCACTTCAGAGTGTTGTAGGTCTGATTCGACAGCGACATAGCGCTTGTCCTTTCTTCGGGTGTCAGGAAAATGGATCGGAAGCCGGTTCACGGCATCCATTACCTTTTCGGCAGTCCCGTTTCCGCCGAAAGTGTGGTAGGGCTGATACAGATACTTCTGCAAGTCCTCAAACTCATCGATGGTGATGTAACCACGGGACAGATATGCGGTTCCCATAGCCACGATCTGGTTGTGCGCTAGACCCAACATAAGCTGAGTCTTGGCGTCATGCCTTTCCGCACGTTTCTGGAGATACGCCCAGAGACCAGTACTGGTGAGAACGGAGCCGAATATGGTGATCACCAGCTCCACAGTATGAGACATTTAGCCTCCGATAGAAACGATTGGGCGCACCCCGTACTTCTCAGTCCACTGGGCCCAAGTGACTCGACGCTGATCGCCGTAGTACAGGCCGAAGTAGTCCTTAGAGATCTGATCCCGGAGCCAGAAGGACTCGCCCGGGGTCGGAATCGGGTTGCCGACACGGAAATACGAGAACTGACGAGAGATGGGGCCGATAGTGTGGGTGTCGCCGTTGATACGGTTGTGCACAAGATATGAGCCGAACATCTCGAACTCGGACGGAATGGTGAGTTGCGGGTACTCCCAGTTCCAGTCCTTCTCCGTGCGTTCCCAGGCGTTTCCGGTGTTCTCGTAACCGTGCGGTTCCATAACAGGGAACGTCCGGAAGTCCGACATGGAGAAGACCTGAGTGAGCGTGGAGAAACGAACCATGCCATTGGAGTAGTCCCGTCGCATCTTGGAGCCGTTCCAGCCGTTCTCACACCATCCAGACTCGCCGACGTTGTCGATTCCGAGGTTACGGTCGCTCATGACCGTGATGCGATGCGCCCCCTCGCCATTCGGGTAATCCAACCACCGGTCGAAGTCGACGATGATCCACTTGCAGGAATTATCGTTGTACTGCCAGTAGTCCCCCAGCCACAAGCCGTCGAACGTCCCGTTCCGAATGGCAGCCTTCTGGGCAGGTGTCATGACCCGGCCCAGGTTGTTTCCCCGAGTAATGACTCGCTTGAGATTCGGGTCGTTGTTGAAGGCGTTGAGGAAATCGTTCTTGTTGTTCAGAGTGATCTGTTTGGGCTGCATGACACTCTGAGACCACTGAGCATACTGAGCGCCAACCCTACCGCGGCAGTCCGTGACTTCGAAGTCCGCGTTCGTCTTGGCTCCCCTGGGGACCCGAATATAGGCGACGATGACTTCGAAGGTGTCGTTCGTCTGGGTGGGCTGTGGGACACCGCCGCCAGAAGTTCCCTGAATAACACGAGTACCAGCGGAGCGAACGCTAGGCGTCTTGTCGACCCTGAGGGTTATAGCGTCGTAACGATCGCCGTCCGTAGCGCCCTCGGTAAGCGCGTAGACCTTGTTCGCGTCGTTCTCAATCCAGTGCCCCTTGAACCAGGCGCGGCCAGACTGTACGATGATCTCTCGTCCAGAGCCCTTGGCCACCTGGTAGCCTCGACCCCAGTTCTGGAATATACCGTCCGAGATGACTCCGTCGAACATGCGGCCGAAGTCGTCAGCGGAGTACTTCCGGTCCCCATTGATGGAGACGAAGAATCCTGATTTCTCTGTCATGTGATGTTCAACCCCGGTTTCGACTTCTGAATATCGGACAAGGACTCGAACGTCGGGTAGAAGACGTCCCCCTCCGAGTCTGAGGATGTACGGATATACTCGGTCACCCGAGCGATGTCCTGCTGCCCGAACTCGTTCTGAATCTGCACAAAATCCCCCAGGAAGAAGTCCTCGTTGTAAGTATACATGGACTGTTGGGCAGCCTCACCCGAGAACATCTCAATGGGCATATGACGCCACAGCTCGGTATTGCACTGTTCGTGGATTTGGCGATGGATTGACTTTGGGTCGTTAGGGAGAACACCCTTACCGCCCAAGGAATCCTGCATCATACCATTAGTATGCTCGACCGATGGGGACTTGAAATATCCCTCGCGCAAACCTAGTCCGGGGGTCCCCACCGTTACGGAGTTGTTCTGCATGGCGTTATTAGAAGCACTACCGCCAAGATACTCCGCGTCGAGAGTTAGTTGTGTGGGGATTTCGAACTTGACCGCTCCCGAGAATATTTTGGTCCGCGTACCGACTTTGGACTTGAAGTAGGTGGCCTTGGATAGGTTGTCATACTTTGGAGAGAATACTACCGGCGGCCGTTCGCCCTGGTTGAATGTTCGGTTTACGCCGTTGTAGGTATATCCGTACCAATAGTATGGGTCCTCCCCGTCGTACTCAATAGCCCAGCCGGACATGGTCAGATCCGTCAGCTCTTGGACTACCTTGTACCAGGAACCTTCCATACTGTAGGGATCCTTATCGTAATCCGGATAGGCTGACCAACCGGACGCATTTCGTATCCTCATATCGCGGACGGGTCCATCGCTACTAACTTTGATGTTGCCAATATCCAACGATGAAACGGGGCGCCCCCGCCGAATCCCCTCTGGCAGCTCGTCGACCGAATACCATCCGAAGCCTTTTACATGGCGCTCGTGTGACGTGTCAAGGGAGTCTCGCTGCTTGAAGAGCAGGTTGCTGTAGTGTTTGACCACATCCTTGACCTTACCTCGGGTTCGCTCCTCCTTACATAGGAGGGTGCCCTCCCAGATCGGATAAGGATGCATGACGCGTCGGTCCAATATAGACTCTAGGCTGCGCCCGCTGACCGTTAACAGTGACTGCTTGCTGTACTCGGTATTGAGCTCGATCTGCTCGATAATCATGAGCTTGTTCGTGCCCTTGGTGTACAAGTAGTAGTCGAGTTGATAGATCTGCAGGTTCTCCAGGGTGCCAGGAACCGTTAACTTGAAATCGCCAAACCCGTGAAACCTCTCCGTCCAGATGATGGACTTGTAGTCCTCGCAAATATGCTGGAGAATCATGGATTCATCGAGAACCGCAAGATACATGTCACACCCCCTGATAGAGAACGTCGGTAGAGAAATACACGTCCGTGAGATTCGGATCATTCATAGCGATCTGGAACTCGTTGACGCCAGGCCTAAGTTTGAGCCAATCAGAGTTACGATCCAGCGCCGCTATGAACTTATCCTTTCGCCCGCCTCGATTCCGGATGATGGACTTGCGCCCTGTCCTGGAATTGACCGTGACGATGTCGCCACCCACGATGGGATCGACCTTGTAGTAGGTCTTGTCGAGAAATGCCCCGGTGAGTTTGAACTGGTCTCCGGAGAATGTCTCGGTCACCGTGATCGGAAGCTTGGCCCCTGGGCGGAACGTGAAGACCATGGTGAACCCGGTCTCCACATCGCCCTCGTAGTCGATCGTGGCCGACAATAAACCGCGGTCCTTGCTGAACTCCAGCGAGGGAGACGGCTGGTCCATGAAGTCGAACTCGAAAGACGGGATCTCCCTGGACCATTCGAGGTTCTTGTCGATGCTGGTGTCCGCGTCATGCCAGTAAGCATCTGGACATAGGATGGAGATGTTGATCTCCTGTTCCTTCGAGAATATGTCCGCCTCCACGGCCTCGACATACCCCTCGGTTTTGACCCTGCGCTTGTCCGTGTTGATATACACGGTCATGAGCTGCTTGATCTGGAACCAGGAGTATATGCGCTGCCTGCTGGTCTCGATGTCGGGCATGGGCAACGGCGCGAGTTTGATCTTGAGGTTCCTCATTCCCGCCCTCGCGCCGTTGAATATAGCCACATCCGTAAGAGCCAGTTCAGTCGTGTTGATCGAGGCCTTCGTAGCCGACAGGCCGTCAACGGATTTGACAGCCACGCCTATCCCCCAAGGATCCCTCAGAGGAAGAACGACGCGTTGCTGTCGGTACGTAAGAAACTCGATTGACTCAATCATAGCTCGTACATGGCTCCCTTCACCTGCTCGATCTGGTTACGAGTCTGGCGGTAGATCTCCGCCTCGGACAGCGCCTTCGGCGAGTTGTTGTACTGGTTGAACACGAGACTTGTGCCCTGGTTGTACGTCTCGCTGGCGGCGGTGTCATTCGACTTCACCGGAGTGCTAGTAACGACTCGTCCCGCGAGCTGTGCAGTCGCCGTCGTCGTGAGAGTGCCGGCGATCTCCTCCTTGGGAAGGATATCGTCGAGACGACCCGCTTGCTCCTCGACCTGCGAGAGGTCCAGAACCGGCTTGATCGTTGGGTCGGCGTTCTCTCCGAAGGCGTTGTTCCAAATATCCTTCGTGTTACCGAAGCCCTTGGAGAACGCGTCCACGGTGTCCTGGGCCATGGTGGATGCCGCCGTAATGCCCTGCTCAGTGTTCTCGGTGATACCGTTCGCAAGACCCTGCATCAGGAAATCACCGATCTCGTACATCACCCTCGAAGGAGAATGAATGCCGAACGCCGCTTTGACCTTCGAAACAACGGTGCTACCCATGCTCGTGACCGCACTGGCGATGGAGGAGAGCTTTTCGGTGATCGCATTCTTGAGGCCATTGACCAGCTGAATACCAGCGTTCTTCATCTGCGCAACACCCGTGGATACGAGAGTCCTGATTCCGGTGCCGATACCCCTAGTTATGGCACTGATGAGACGAACGCCCGCCTGAGCCATAGCCTCGGAATTGTTCTCGATCGCGTCTGCAAGTCCGTTTATGAACTTGATGACGGTTTTGGCCGCTGCATCGGTGATTCGAGGCATCTCGTCGCCGAGACTGGTGATGAATGCCACGATACAGTCCGTAGCCTTCTGGCCGATCTCGGGGATCTTCTGACTCAGACCATCCAAGAAGGATATGAGCACATCAGAGCCTCTCTGGACCAACTGCGGCATGTTATCAATGAGGGCCTGTGACAAGGTCAGGATCAAGAATATGGCGCAGTCGATCAGAGCCTGGGCGTTGTCGTATATGACCTGGATGATCGCCAGGAGGATCGTGGTCATGAGCTGAACGAACGTCGGGATAGACTCAATCATAGCCTGAGCGCCAGACGTCAGGATAAGCTTGAGGTACTCGACGATAGTGCCCGAATTGTCGATTAGGACCTGCATGAAGTTGATGAAGCCCTCGCCGAGCGCCGTGCCCATCGCAGGCATTCTCTCAATGAAGCCGTCGACGGCCGCGAGGAATGTCTGGACGCCGTCAGCCCCTGAGGTCGACAGGTTCGCAATGGCGTCGACCAACTTGGCAATGCCTTCGGTCGCCAGGCCGACACCCATGCCGATCATCAGGATGGCGCCGCCCAGTGCGAGTAGACCGACTGCAGCGAACTCGGCAACATATCCGACAGCCACAAGAGCGGCCAACCCCAGAGCCATGATGGCGATACCCTTGCCCGCCGTAGCCCAATCCATCTCACCCAGCATCCTCATGACTGGTGCCAAGAGAGCAAGTGCCGCTACAGTCACGAAGAGGCCCGCTGCACCAGCGAGGCTTCCCCCACCGATGGAGCTGATTCCAACGAGAACGGCCAGGGCCGCTGACATCATGACCAGACCCTTGAGGTAGTCGCCCCATGGCATGGATGCGAAACTCTCAATATCGCTGGCGATGAGTTTAAGCGTTGCCGCCAGGACAAGGATCGTTAGAGCCCCGACAAGAGACTTGCCGCCGGAGAGCTTGTCACTTCCGAGCCTTTCGACAGTGAACGTCAAGGACGCCAGGCAAATATCCATAGCGACGATGCCCTTGATCGTGTCGCCCCAAGACAACTCACCGATCTCGGTTAGGACTTTCGCAATTTGTCGCATGGTAAATGCCAGCGCAAGGAATGCGAATGCCGAGGCCTTCTTGATCTTGACCGTGCCCATCTGAGACATCATGGTCATCATCTTCATGATAAGACCAAGCGCCAGAACACCCTGAGTCAGGTCCGACAGACTCATCTCACCAAGCGGCTTGACCGCATAGGCAAGGAGCATAACACCGATGCCCAGCGGAATCGCCGTGAGAGCGAACGCCAGGATATCCTTGTTCTTCTTGGTAGTCGTATCGGCCACCATCATCAGCATCTTTATGACTGCGAAGAGCCCAAGGGTTCCCTTGAGGATATCATCCCAGTCCATGGTGCCGATGTTGTTCAGCGCCTTGCCCAGCAGGAGTGCGACTCCGGCCAATACGACCAGCGCCAGCATTCGCTTAGCGAGCCCCTTCGTGTCCTTGCCTTCACCGGCGCTGGACAGCTCGTCCTCCGCCTTCTTCAGCATGTTGAACATGAAATATAGAGCTGCACCAGCGGCCACAATCTTGCCTGCCGGGATCTGGGCGACGACCCAGAGCGCAGCGGCCAGAACGAGAACGGCTCCGGCGAGAATAAGGACAGTGGTGGCCTTGACCTTGGCGGTCGTAGCCTCCATTGATTCCTTGAACCCGTCGATGACGTCCTTGACACTGCCAAGAATGCCAGCGAAGTTAGATCCGGCTTTACCCCACTCCTTGAAGGTGTTGATAACATTCCGGGCAATTGCGAGGAATGTAACCAGAGCGCCCGTCTTGAGGATGGCGTCGAATATGCCCCCATAGTCGCCGTTGTCGGCCATGTTCTTGAGCTCAGCAAATGCGCCCTTGAACGGCTCGATGAGCGCCTTGGCGGCGATGATGGCGTAATGACCAACGGTGGACAGAACCTTGCCGATGCCCTTGATAAGCTTGACGAAGTTGTGCCACCCGGACGTAGCCTTGTCCTTGAGCTCAAGGTTAGAGATGAACTCCTTGGTGGTACTCCAGCCGTACTTGACAGACTCGGCATACTCGCCCATTAGCGTCTTAAGGTCACTGAACGCCTTGTGGAACGGTTTGGTGTCAAAGTCGAAGTTCAGAGTTGCCAGATTCTTGAGGACGCCCCAGACACCGGCTCCAAACGACGAAAGAATGCCGCCTAGGGACGACAACCAAGCAATATCGGGCCCGTTCTGCATGGCCTCAGCCCACTCGCTGAACTTGGTGGACACCTCGTCGTAGAGTGCGGCCAGTCGCTCCATCTTAGGAGTCAACCAGTCGCTGACGACGATGGCCTGCTTGTTGATGCACTCGGTCAGCCAGTTGATAAAGCTGGTGAGCTTGTCGATCGCTGGAATAAGATGGTCGGCCAGGTGCTGCCCCCAGAAATATGACTTCTTGTAGGCAGACTCGAACAGGTCGACAATCTTGTTCTTGAGCTTGGTGAACTTGGACTCGTTTGCTTCAGCAGTCTCGCCAGCTTCCTCGGTGGAATCGCTGGTGATACCGAGCGCCTGACCGACCTCCTGGGCGCTCTCCTTGAGTTCTCGGAAGGGGGCAACGATGGATTCCTTGATGCTGGAGCCGGCAGTCTTAAGAGCCTCCCACAGACCGTCCCAGGCTTCCTTGAGGCGCCTGAGGCTGGGCGTGATTTCGTCGTGGAACCCCTCGGAGAAGTTGTTCCAGATACGCTTCAAGCCGGCGCCTGTCCAGGTGATGGCCTTGATGACGTTCTCGGCGACGTTCAGGCTGTCATACCACTCCTGAACAGCCGCGATATGATCCCTGAGTGTCAAGGACCAAGTCGCGGTGTGGCCAGTCAGGTTGGAAATGATGGCGCCCAGTCCCCTGAGCGCTCCGCCGGCGATCCATCCGATCACCTTGGCGAAGTCGGTGAGGACTAGTACACCTATTTTGACGATCCGGAAGAACGACTCGAAGTACAGGCCGATCGACTCGACCGTAGCCTCGCTGGGGACCAACTTAGCCATGAAGTTGGCGAATGCCTCGGACATCGCATACAGACCCTCGGCGGACGGGCCGCTGAAGACCTGCGAGAACGCCTGACCGATGCGCTGCAACGGATCCCACATGGCGTGGAACAGGGAAGCAAGGCCCTCGAGGACCTTCTCCCTACCGCCGAGGTCAGCCCATCCTTGGAGTAGAGCGTTCCTGGCGTTACCCATCTGGGTGATGACACCGCTCGGACCCGTGAGGAACGCGCCGACCTTGGTCCACAGTTCTTTGGCCTGCTCGAAGTCACCGAAGATGATTCGGAACGACTGAGACCAGGACGAACCGAGCTCCTCACCAATAACGCCCATCAACTGAGAGAACGTCTTGATGTCCTGAGCCGCGGACATACCGGTCTTGGCCAGTTCCTGGATCTGAGCGACCTGCTCCTCGGTGTACCCCATGGAGAGAAGCTGCTCGTCGGTGTACTCACCGGCCATCTGCTTCAGAGTCTCCATCATGATCTCCTGGTCCAGCCATCCCTCCTGGAGGGAGAGCCTGAACGACCCGTTCTTGGCGATCATTTCGTCGACGCTCTTGCCGTGGACCTTAGCCGTTTGAATCAGCTGGTCTTGGAACTGCTTGGTGGCGATGCCGGCGTTCTCCAGGGACATCCAGTCCTGAAGTTTCACCGTTCCCGCAGCCATAGCCTGCGAAAGCTGGTACATAGCCCTCGAGGTGGACTCGGAGTTGGCACCAGCGACGGCGGCCCAGTTTGCCAGACCCTTAATCGACGCGACCGAGTCGTCTAGTCCAATACCGGCAGCGGTGAACTTACCGATGTTAGACGTCATCTCACCGAAGTTGTAGATGGTCTGGTCCGCGTAGGTGTTCAGCTGGTCCAGAGCCGCGTTAACGGTTTGGATCGTCTCGCCCTTCTGGGCAGTGTTGGCGAGAATGGTCTGAACCGAGTTGAGCTGAAGCTCGTACTCCTTCATACCATCAATAAGCGGCTGAACCGTGAAGCTCGAGAGCATCGAGGAGCCGACCTCGGCTATCTTCCCGCCGATGCTGGCTAGTGCGCCAAACGCGATCGACTGGAGAGCCGAGAATTTGCTCGTAGTCTCGGCAATACCCGCCTGGGCCTCCGAGAAATTAAGGTTCTTGGCAGCCGCTGAGACCTGATTGATCCCTTCAACTCCGCCGCGGAATGCCAATCCCTCCTCGAGCTTCTTGACTCCGTTTAGGGAGTCCTGAACCCCGTTCATGAATTGGCCGTTGTTGAACTTAAGAGCGACTACCCGCTCCTCGATTGACGCCACTAGCCTCTCACCGCGCTTTCAAGCTGCTTGACGATGCTGTCGAATATAGGCCTGAGCGCCGGATTTATATAATCCACGCCCTGGACATAGCCACCGGTTCTGGTGCCATGCCCGTATTGCAATATGACTGCGATCGGGACACCCTGCTCCACGTGGGAGTTGTTCCAGACCAACGAGACTCGATTTCTGCTCCGCTTGATCTCGTAGGACCAGCTGGATGCAGTGTAACCGGACCTGACCGGAGTAGCAGCAGCTAGCGCAGCCACCCCGGCCTGTCCGCAGTCGTCGAGGAAATCGAAGAAGCGGCCCTCTTTGAGTCTCTCGAGCCACTTCCCCGTGTCCATCCTCGAATCCATCTCCAGCGTGAACGCCGGGCTCATGCGGCCCTCTCACAGGCGGCCGCGATACCTGACACGATGGCGCCCATCGCTCCTCGAGACCATCCGGTCTTGAGTTGCTCGGCGTCAGCGGGAATATGCGCAACTGTCGGGAGACCCGAAGCCTTCAAGGCGTCCCATGTGGTCTGTGGCGCATTGAACTCCATGGACAGAATATCGCAGACCTTCCCCGCGAGGAAGTTTGGATACCACTCCTTGGTTGTGTCCGAGGCGTACGCATACCCCCAGGTCTTGAACCCGCGTGCTCGCATCCCGTCGAACGCCCACTTGGAGTCCCCGTATGACTTGAGTATGACCTTCTGTTCCATGCCCTTGAACATGTCACAGACTGCCTGCCACTCACCGAGTTTATACTTCGGATCGAAGACGATGACGTGACTCTTGGAGTACGTGTCCATCAGCCATTCGATCGTCGCCGGCATATACTGGGTCTTCGACGCCGCGGCCTTGATCTCCGCCCAGGTGTACTCGTCGGCGTTCTTGGTTAGAGCCGGAACAAGACGCGACAGACTCTTATCATGGCAGCCGAACCAGACGCCGTCCTTGCTTCGGGCAGCCGAGAACTCCAGCGCGTGAGCGTGGTAGTCGACGGCCTGGGTATAACCGATCTCCGTGTGCTCGGGCCAGGACTGGGATCCGCCTCGATGTCCCACAATGAAATGCGGAATCGCGAGGAGCTCCGTAATCGTCTTGGCGCCCTCGGGAATTGCTCGCATCGTGACTGTCGGAGTTTCCCGAGTCCCGTCCCAAATGTTGACGCCGATCTTGGAGCCGTCAGCGAGAGTCGGATCGAGCGAGTCGTTCTGCTCTTGAAGCCGAACATCGACGCCGAAGAGGGTTTTCACGCCGGTGTCGCTAGGCGGAACGTACGCTGACTGAGCGTAGCCGACGACGATTGATGACCAGGACTCCTCTGCGGACTTTCCCCAGGCGCCGTTAGTCAGCGACTCGACGTTGGGTGGGAAAGTCGCCAGCGGATTGGTGTTTACGTCGTGCTGCACGAACCCGGTGATCTGAGGAAATGGTCCGTTCTTCCAGTTGTCGGCGCTCTCGGCCGGTGTACCGGGGACCAGACTCTTGACCTTGGTCCCGTCGAATACCATGAGCGCTGCAACATGCCGTCCGTTGTGAGCCGGGTCCGGAGACTTCCACACCACGTTCTGAGTGTCGGCAGGATTTGCAACCATTTTGACGGCCACGGTACAAGAGCGAAGCTTGGCGCTAGTGGCGTACTTCCCAGTCCAGCCCGCCGGCGTACAATCCTGCATGGTGCCGAACTGACCACCCACTACGAGCAGCGCCCAGTCCCCAGCAACTGACGGAACGCTGAGTTTCTCGTCCTGGTTCTTGGAGACCGCGATACCCTTCATGGGAGACGCCATGATCAGACCTTTCGTACGATGACGGTGTTCGGAGGAGTACCCGCAGGCACCTGCTCCTCACGACCGAGGATCAGGACATTCCCGTTGCCACCGCCTCCGCCGCCAGCAGGACGGTTAGTCTTGATGGTAACGTCGACGACGTTGTCCTCGCTCAGAGTTACCGTCTTGGTAGCGGGCCATCCCTGGTCATCCAGAAAGAGACGAGCGTTGGTGCTGCGGAAGAACCATACCATACCGTCGATCTTACCATTCTCGCCGGCAGTATCGACATAGGTGGGTCCGTCGTCAGGGTCAACTGTCAGCGTGGCGAACGGAGGAATGTCTCCTTTGACGTGACAGTAAGGCACGGCGGCCTCACTTCTTCTCGTCGAGCTTCGTGTTGATCTCGTTGAGAGCCTTCAGGATCTGGTCCTCCTTGTAGGAGACATCCTTCAGCCAGCCAACGATAGGACCGTCGAAACGGCGACCAGCGATGCCGGCACCAGTCTGGTCGGAAACCTCGACGAGGCGGTCCTTGATCTCGGAAAGCAGATCGGTAGCGTATGACACTTCGAGTTCCTCTCCGCCGTCGCTCGTGCCCTGAGACGGACGGCCTTTGTTGTACCAGTAGCGGCATGCGTCGGAGAACGGCACACCGTACGCTTCGTAGGACCCATACATGGTCCCAGAGTTGTAGCGAGACCCCACTCGGCGGAGGTCCTCGTAGGAGTCACCCTCAGCGTCGATGAGACCCTTGAGGATGGAGCAGCCGACCTCGGCCGACTTCTGCGGATCCCACCAGGCTCGGTCGGGATCGTTGATGAAGTACCCGTTGTAGGTGACCTGAAGTGGGCCGACGCCGTTCGAGGTGCCCCACTCAGAGACGATGGGCCAGAAATAGTTCTTGAAGTTGTGCTCCGTGACCTCGCCCCAGCCCGAGCAGGCGCCTCCGGCGTCGTGGCCGTAGATGTTGGCGCCCTCCTCGCCGGTCTCCACCTTGAGGCAGCCGAGAGCAGCCCACCAGGGACACCCGGTGACGTCGGCGGCGCGAAGAACGGCCTGCTGAATGGAGGTCCCGGAGGATGACTCGGCGTGTGAGGGAGCCGAGCCGCCGTGGTTGTCCCGCCGGCGAAGGCAGTGGGTCCAGGACGCGGACTGGGTGTACGGATGGTCGTTGTAGTATATGGACCGGACCTCGCTGCCGGTCTGGTCTCCGATCCAACCGTCGATACTTCCATCCTCAGCGATCCATGCCTCGGAAAGAACTGTCGGGTTGAGGGCCGTCACCATGGCGACGTGACCTTTACCGCCCGAAGCCGCCTCGGAAAGGACGATATCGCCGATCTCGAATCCGCCGTCGGGCTCGTTACCAGTCCAGGAATCCGAGATGTCGGCAAAGTTGCGCTGAGCACACTCCTCCCGAAGGGACCCAGTCCAGGTCGACCGGGGGAAATATCCGGCAGTGAAGGGCTCGCCCCACTCGTGATGCGCCGCAAGGTTGTAGCAACCCGCAACGAGGGCCGAGCAGTCGGCGTTGGCGGGTGGATTGATAAGCCAGCCGTCCCAGTCGGACCGATCGTAGAAGGTCCAGCGGTCCGGCTGAGAGTAACCGACATCCGCGACGTCGGCGTAGTACCTGGCGCAGGATGCTGCGTATTGAGATACAGTCATTTTGACCTTTTCAGCCGTTGGAGTTCTCGATGGGGGCGAAGACCGTCGGGACGATCCGAGGACCCGTAGCCTTGATGTACATAACTACCGTGTTGTTAGGACGAACCTCGATCATGGAGCCATCAATGGTTCCGTCGCCCTTGGGGAACGGGAAGCATGCCCGGTTCTTCACCTTGAATGTCGCCGGAATGTCGACAAGCTTGTTCTCGACGTTGATGGGCTGATTGAATGTGCCCGCTTGCCAGCCGTCGCCCTTGATTCGGATGTAGATCAGCCCGGCCATGACACGATACTGGTAGGTGCCTGCTCCCTCGCCAGAAGTGATGTCCTTCCAGCCAGTGTCGAACGTCCCGTATCCACCAGAGGCCCTGGAGTTGAACCAGACAACTTTATCCGGCATGGACTCCGTGAGCTCTATCATCTTCTGGTCCGAAGTCCCGTCCTTGCGGACGACCCTAAGCAAGGCTTTGGAGCCCTCATAGAAAGCCACGTCCAGCTCGAAGTTGGGATCCGCCCCCAGTGTGACAGAGGCATCGGTGACCCCATTGGTTGGGGAGATATAGACAGTGCTGAACGGACTGGACTCTCCCCGCACCTTGGTATGGAGGAGAGGAGTGATGCCAGGCATACTAACCTCTTGAGTTGTACTTGGCCCGTCTCGCCGCGTTCAGAGCCTGATTCTGTCGAAGCGTGGCGGCGGTCGACATCTTCTTGTCGGGTTGGTTCTTGACGTTGCACACTCGAATGAGAGTGAGAAGTCGGTGTAGGTGCCAGTGCTGGCACTCAAACGGAATCTGGAGAGCGACCATCCAGTAATAGACCAGCTCCGACGTGATGGTGTTTCGGCTAGGGCTGGATCCCTCAGCTTCCACGAACGTAGTGGCCGTCATCGAGTCCTCGATGTACTCTCGGATCCGTTTCACGTTGTCCATGGACAAGTGCGAGTAGACGACGGGGTCGACGTCATTCAGAGTCATGCACTTGATGTAATCCAGGACCTGCTCTTCAGTGAGGTTCTCGTTGCCGATGTACGGGATGTGCCATTTGGACTCCCATTTTGACAGAGCGACGAGACTGTGCTCGAGCTCGAGGTCGCCCTCGAAACCATTGATGAACTCATTGCGATCCTCATCGTAGAGCTCATCCCCGACGACGTGAATCGTCAGCATTCGTTCCTCCCTGGGGTCACCACGGACCCCGGAGCGTATCACGGGGTCCGTGGGAGTTGTCAGCCAGCAGCCTTAACCGCGGCGATGACCTCGTCGGGGGTCGGGAGCTTGGCGTCGTTAGCGCCGTCGCCCCAGATCAGCTTCTCGATAGCGATCATGCCGTTCTTGCCGATGACGCTGGAGTCGAGGGTGACGACACAGGTCGGCTTGTGGTCGGTGACGTTCACCGGGGTGCCCTTGAAGGACCACGAGAAGGTGATCGCCTCAGGGGAGTCGTTGATCGTACCGTAGGACCGCTCCGAGGGGGAGGCAGCCAAACCGTACAGAAGGTGCAGCTTGTAGCCGTAGTTGTTCTTCTGCTGGTCGTTACCCTTGATGGTGCGGTATGCCAGCCCGAAGGAGGAACGCTCCTGCTGACCGATGACGACCTTGTCGACGATTGCCGAGCCGTCACACTGAAGCCACTCGTCCGGGTAGGTGTAGGCCTCGATCTTGCCCTCGAACGTCTCCGCAGAGGTCAGAGAAAGGTACTTGATGTTGTCCGCGTACAGGTCGGTCTGCTCCGCACCAGACGGGGTCTCAGTCACGTTGGTGAGACCCGACCAGGCGACACCCTTGCTGTAAGCGCCAGTGGCGGGGTTGACGGGGAAGAGGACCCCACGGTCCACACCAGTCTCATAGAACTTCTTGCCCGTCTCGTCCCATGTAAGGACTGCCATCTATACTCCTTGGTAGATGTTGAACACGTCGTGATGAAGGTTGTGCGAGACGAAGTGCCTCTCGAAGGTGGACATAGGCATGTCTGCCAGGACATCCAACACCAGTTCGTCGGGGTTCCTGCTGATGAGGGTGACCGAATAACGCGGTGTGTACATCCAGTTGGTGTTGTCCCCGAACTTCGAGTCGGCCCGACTCCGTTCGTACACGATGCACGGGTAGGTGAGCTGGACGGACTCCGGGGGTTGGAAGTAGACGTTCCTAGAGCCCAGCGCTTCGACGAGTTTCTGATGGAACTCAAGGCGTTGGGCCATTGTACACCTCTCCGAGGTTGAGGATGAGACGGGGGCGGCGGACCTCCACGTTTGTGACGACCCAGCGCGCCCCCATCCATCTCACATACTTGATGGCGAAGAAGTTCTCCTCGGCGTAGGAGTCGGCCACGATAGAGATCTCGTTGTTGAGCCGGAGATTCTGGAGAACCTTAGGCTCACTGTCGTACTGCTTCTGGGAACGATTCACGTCCCCGTAGTACTCCCTCTCCGTGACCTTGTCCTCGAACACTCCCGGCGATGTCTCGACAGCGTGTCCGTAACCTATGCTTCCGAAGAATCTTGCCATTTTGACCGGATCAGGCCGTAGCCTTCTCGATGACGATCGCGGACTTGTACTTCGTCAGCGAGCCCGAGCAACGAGCCTCCAGCAGGTACTTCTGCTGGTTGAAGTCGATGTCGAACTGCTCGAAGAAGGAGGTCTCGCCACCCTTGTCCGCACCCAGGGTGTAGTCCTGCATGTTGACGATGATGCCGAGCAGATTCTGGGTCTTGCCCCCGACCTCGCGCTTGGCGCCCTCCATGACCTCAACCTCGATGACATCAGAGACGTTCAGGGCGTTAGCAACGGCCTGCTTGGTCTCGTAGATGTAGCGCTGGTTGATGTCCTTGATCTCGAGCATGTCGCACACGAACGCGTTCGTGGTGAACAGGACCGGCATGCCGGAGCCCTTGTAGAACTTCCGGGACCGACGAACCACGTCGATGATGTCCGGAGTCTTGGCGTCCTTGTCGATCAGGACCTTGTGGGAGAACAGCTCGTCATCCTTCCAAATCGGACGGATGTTTGTCTCCTTGATCTTGTCGGGGTTGGACACCTCACGGCCGTCACCAATCAGGACGGCGCGTGCGAGCTCCTCCTCGAGGGCCATGCGCAGGTTCTGCTGCATCCAGGCAACGACGTTGAACGTGGTGATGTCGAGGACATCGTCACGGTCAATCTTCGTCTTGTTGTAAACGGTCGTCGGCTCGGTCTTCCGGTTGGCGACCTCGTAGACGACGTCCTTCTTGCGGCTGGCCTTGACATAACCCTTGGCCCTCAGGTCGTCAGCGGTCAGGTTGGACCACTGGGTCTTGACACGAGAGAACGGCGAGTGCTTGGCGCCCTGGAGAACCTTGGAAACCCAAGAGTTCTCGCGCATGATACGCTGAGGCTCCGGGTCAAGGTTGGTGGCGTCCGGGAACAGCAGCTCAGGGTTCTTGATACCGTAGTCCGCGGCGTGAGCCAGGACGGCGGTGCGGAGCGTCATGCCAGGCTGGCGAGCCTCGGCGAAGATAAGCTCCTCGTCGGCGTGAGAGAGGTGCGGGCCCATAGCGGCACGAGCGTCGCCCTCAAAGATGTTGGAATGCATCAGAGTATCACCCCCGGAGTCGCCATGCTCGGCGTCCTCATCGTAGTCTTCGTCATAGTCCTCATCGAACTCTTCGTCCTCGTCGAAGTCCTCATCCTCGGCATCAACGTCACCGCTGATCTCCTCGATAAGGGCTGCAACAGCCAGACGCTGGTCATCGTCGAGGGTCTCGAGGACATCGGCGACCGTGAGGTCGTCCTCGTCGTAAACCTCGTCTTCGTCCATGGATTCTGTGTCCTCCGTTGTTTCTCCGGAATCGTGCGAGAGCGTGAGGCCAGAATAAATGACAGCCTCATCCTCGGACTCGGTCCATGAACCATCCGAGTGCTCCAGAGCAACGTTGTCGATCAAGGCACCCGGGTTGGCCCCGGACAGGACCATGGAAACCTCGACGATGTTGCCGTGAATAACGTCAGCCCCTCGCTGGTCGAGGCGGTTGGCGTAGATCGAGAGAGCCTTGACGTCGCCGTGCTTCACGAGCTCCTTGGCGTTCTCGGCGCCGGGAGTGTCGTTGAAAGCGCAGTAGGCGTAAACACCCTCATTGCGATTCTCGAGCAGTGCGTGCCCGAGAACGTTGTCGACGGCGTTGTGCCCATGCTGCCATACAAGCGGCACGCGCTGGCCGTCATTCTCCTTGAACGCATTATGCTTGATAGTGCGTCCGTCGGAGCAGGTCAGGTCGTTCTTAGTGGCCCAGCCACTGAAGTCGAACTTCATCCTTCTCCTCTGACTTGGCTCATCGGCATGTTGAGCACT